TTGTTAGAGATTTTAATGAACAGTATGGCTATGATTTTCAGTTACCAAAAGATACCAACTACGCTGATAAATATGCACACCCAGTACACAAAGATGAAAGGTTGGAGTTGTCTGGTCAGATAGACGAAGATACTGAACGCATATACGGTATAAGTGTGAAAATCGACGGCACTCAGTTACCACACCAATACTATTCAGACTTTCCGTTGCGTGATGAGTTGTTAAAAGTAGTTACAAGTGATGCTTTCCAAGAACGGCTTAAATGGGTGAATATTCTCAAAGATAAGCGCAGAGAGCTTGACGATATGATTAAAGAGTTGTCATCAACTATCGCAGACGATGCAACAGCAGACATTCAGCGTGAAGAAGCTTACGACCTCCTAATATCAACCGCAAAAGCTCTTTACAAGTCTAACTAACCCCACATAAAAGGAGTATGAATAAATGAGTAAAGAAAACAGCAAGGATTGGCAGAAAACTAAAGTGTTCTACTGGTTTGATGATGAATACAGGGTAACTGATTATATTGATGCTGGAGTAACTATGATTGAGAAATTAGTTAAGCGTGGTAAACGTGGCGAGAAATGGCAAATAATCTTTCACACCCACACCGCACTATTACAAGAAATAGCTCAGTATGCTACTGGCAACAAGGACAAGTTATGAACAATATAAGTAATAAGGATAGAGAAGAAGCAATAGACAAAGTACGCAAGATACTTGAAAAGCCAATGCTTGAGTATAAAAAGTTGTTGGTCAGAGAGTTTGATAACGAAATAGACGAATCGTACATTTACGATACTATGGTCGAGATATTTGCCGACAACTTTACTAGAAGCGATGCCGTTGCACTCATGGAATTGATAACACCAGAGTTTTGTAAGATATGCGGTGCAGAACCAATGACCGCTAACTGTAACAATGCTAATTGTCAGTATACGGTAGCCGACTATGTCTAGTTACCAATTAAGTATGGCACTGAAGGAGTTGCTAGAACTTGAGAAAAAACAAGGTGGGCTAATAAACGGTAACTTTACTGCTAAAGCTCATAAATATAAGGTCAAAGTTAAAGACTTACGTGCTGCGTATGAGGACACCCACAATGATAAGTAATAAGGTAACACCACACACCACTCACTATGCTTGTGACGAACAGCTCAAGAAATACGGCGGTAAGACAGTAGGCTGTTGCTGTACTGGTCATAAATGTAAGAACAGAGGTCACACTAATGAATAATAAGCTAAGAAACTTTCGCATCAGGCTCACGTGCAAAGTGGTCAACTGGTTATTAAAACCTATACAAGTTTACATTGATGCAGAATGGTTTATAAATAATCCGCCAACCAAAGGATTCTAAATAATGCCTATACTAAACAGGAGGAAGATATGAGCGAGGATTGCTTCCAGTTGTTGCGAGAGTTAGATGAAGAGCTAGAAGCCGAACTCAATACCATACTAGAAGGAGGTAAGTAGCCCAAAATACTAGTGTTAAAATATGGTATAATGTAGATACGGCAAAATCTCTTTGAAAGTTAATTAATATCGTTAATAGGCCAGATGTCACGCGCATGGCATCGCCAATCAATAAGTTAGGTTAGAAAAACTTTAGTCTCCTGCGGGGAACTTTGGGCTAGCTGACAGCCTAATAGTCTATTGATTCCAGACGTAGAGTAGCTTTTCCTTCCAGTGTGCTACTCACCTCTGGTCTATTAGTGATGTCTAAATGGAGGGTAATATGGAACATCAAGAACATCCATGTGGGGTATGTGGACTCTGCATATATTGTGTGCCAAATACAGAAAAGCACGAGTGTCTATGAGTAAAGTAGTCATATTCACTAGACCCGATTGTGGGCCATGCAAGACACTGATCTACTGGCTGGGCAAGCAAGGCATCAAATATACCTTAAAAGATATAGACGAAAACCGAGACGAAGTACTTTATTACTCAAACGCTTCAATCGTTCCTATCACAGTGATAGATGATGATCCGGGCAAGGTAGTTGAAGGCTTAAACCTACAAAGATTGAAGGATCTGCTATGACTCAATTATTTTGTGATACGCATGGGGGCTACAACAACTACGACATGAGATGCCTATTCTGTGACTACGACAAACTAGCCCTGTCGGAAAAGAAGCGTTGCCATTGTTCAGTAACTATCAAATGGGGCTTACACGCCAACTTTATCAAAGATTTCAAAGTTAAGAAATGCTACAAACATGCAGCAATGGAGCAAGTATGATCGACATATCAAAAGAATTAGCACCAGCCTTCTTTAAGAATCCAGAGTTTAAAAAGGGCAAAGTAATCGGCTTTCAACAAGGCGATAGCGTAGAACACTACAAGATAGTCAGGCTTAATCGCGCTAAGAAAATCTGTATGGTAGAACCTATCAAACTCTACACGGAAGATGAAATCAATGATATGAACCGTGAAGATGCTGAGGAGATCATACAAGGGAAAAGAGATGAAGATTAAGATTGCTTTCAAACACTTCCCATCCGGCGGTAAGTTCATGTATGTCGGTGATAAGAACAAGTACTACGTCAAGGACGGCAACAAAGATCGACGATTACCTAAGTTCATATGGGAGTTACTTTAATGCCTAAGTTCTGTAAGATCCATCGACGGTTATACATAAGCGAGAGGTGTATCTATCATGGCTAGACCAACTGTGATGACTGAAGAAGTAATAGCTAAACTAGAGGAAGCTTTTGCTTGGGGATGTACTGACATAGAGGCGTGTTTATGGGCTGATATAGCTCCAGCAACACTCTACCAATATCAAGAGAAAAATCCAGAGTTTACAGAGCGAAAAGCTGCTCTCAAGGAGACTCCTATTTTATTAGCTCGAAGTACCGTAGTAAAAGGCTTAAAGAACGATACTGACTTGGCTCTAAAATACCTAGATCGTAAGAAAAAAGATGAGTTCTCTACTAAGACTGAGAGTGATGTTAAGTTCGAGGGCGCACAGCCAATCCTTGTTAAGTTCATGGACGAAAAGCAAGAAGTAGATGACACAGATAATCGAGATACCACCGGAGTATAAAAGGCTCTTTGATGATGACTGGCGCGAAGCTGCTATATATGGCGGTCGTGGCTCATTAAAGTCACATACAGTTGCTCGGTTCTTTTTGATACGTGCAAGACAAGGACAGTTTCGGTTTGGTTGTTTCCGTGAGTTTCAGAACTCTATTGCTGAATCATCGCATCAACTACTCGCAGACTTAATAGACAAGTATAAACTCACAGAGTTCAAAGTTACTGACAATGCCATCCTTAACAAACTAACTGGCTCAGACTTCTTATTCAAAGGATTACACCACAATGAGCAATCAGTTAAGTCTATTGAGGGTTTAGATTACGCATGGGTAGAAGAAGCACAGACTGTATCAGCTAACAGTATTGATGTACTTGTACCTACTGTTCGTAAGCCCGGCAGTAAGATCATCTATACCTATAACCGACTAAAGACAGAAGATCCAGTACATAAGCGATTAGTCATAGAAGGACGGCCAAACACACTCGTAATCAATGTCAACTATGACGTAGCAATGAAGTATGGCCTATTCCCTGAAGTTCTACGCGCAGAGATGGAAGATGACCGTGAAAGACGACCTAATCTATACCGTCACAAATGGTTAGGTGAACCAAACAACCTAGAAGGCCGTGTGTATAAAGACTGGGCAATCATTGATGAAGTACCACATGAAGCGCAATTAGTACGTCGTGGCCTAGACTTTGGCTACTCAGTAGATCCAGCAGCTATTGTTGATGTCTATTACTACAATGGTGGTTATATCTTAGCTGAACGACTCTACCGTAAGCGTATGCTCAACAACCAGTTAGCAAGCTTCTTAGCTAATCTTAACGATCCAAACACGCTTGTCATGGCTGATAGTGCAGAACCCAAGAGTATAGCTGAAATATCAATGGAAGGTATACCGATAGTTGGCGTGAATAAGAAGGGATCAGGCACTCAAGGTTATTTGAACTACTCAATTGACTACATGCAGCAACAACGCATCAGCGTTACTAAGGCATCGAAAAACCTTATCAGTGAATATGAAGATTACCTATGGGCAACAGATAAAGACGGCAAATCTCTGAATAAACCAGAAGAAGGCAAGGATCACGCGTTAGATGCTGCTCGTTATGCCTTTGATGGTTTACGACCTGTTGACTATGACGAAGAAGACAATACGACATCAGGCAACTTAAGCAGTATGTGGAGACAGTAATGCTAGATTTTGGAGTAGAAAAGGAAACAACAACATTAGACGGTAGTGGCTCTACTGTCACAGTAGAAAGGAAATGGATGAACTCAACCATAGTTAAGCCTGTCAGACGATACTATGAGCATCGTGTAAAGGTTAAAGACAAAAAAGAGGAGTTTACCGAGTACTTAAAGTTCTCAGATAGCATCACAAAAGACAAATTAGACCCAGCATTTCGCATAGAACACACCAAACATGGTGATGAAACTGGCTATTACTTCGTAGTTAAGTGTTATACCACGCTTGACTACGGAAAAGGCGCATAAAAATGTGGTATAATGTAAGTAAATCGAAGTCACCAAAAAAGTACGGAACTGAGATAGAAGGATCATTCCGTGCAAGTTGGCTTACCTCTCTGAAGATAATGTAGTAGACATCTGGAAGCAATCATCCGCTTATATGCGGTCTTTTCTGGACCCTATTGATGAACAAGAACGAATTGCTCGTAATCTACCACACCCAAATATAGACAAAGCATACCCGAAGGTAACTGACGGTACAACATCCTCTATTATCAAGAAAACACCACGTAGGATCATTCAGCAAATCCCTACTGGTAAGGTTGTCTCTGACACCAACGACTGGCTATCTATTGTGGCCGGTTTTATTTATACCAACAGAATCATTCCAAATGCTAATGAGCAGTATGCACTTATACAAAAGTGTTGGCTCATGATTGAAAGAGCAATGGCTCATGGAGCATCACACTCCTATACGCCTTTTGTTCGTCGTGGACAATACTTCGGTCCCGATATGTCAGTCCCATACATCAAGAACGTTAAGTTCGAGGCCGGGAAACTATCAGATCTAGACTCTAACTGTGAATTTATAGAAGCTTGGTATCAACCAGCCGATATAGAACGCATCATCAAACAAGAGAAAGAACTTGCCAAACGTGCTAAGGAACGTGGTGAGAAGTATGAATCTACATGGGATGTTAAAGCCTTAGAAGAAATCAAAGATCAAATCACTTCCAAGACTGACGATGAAGAATCACAGAACCAAGAGAAGCGAGATGACACCGACAAAGGTGGTGTAAAGATCATTCACGCTCTACAGCGTGGTGTAGGTGCTATTTTCTATAGTTTCCATGCTCAGACAGGCACTATCGTACGTCGTAAGACCAACAAAGACCCTCGTGGTGAGATACCTATGCAAACTTTGTACTTTGATACAGACGGCATTAACCCTCTTGGTAGGGGAATCATAGATCAAGTCGGATCATTACAAAACCTTCTTGATTCTGAAATGCAGATGTACCAATACAACCGTGCATTGATGCTTAACCCACCACTACTTAAGCGTGGTATGTGGAACAAGTCACAAGCTAAGTTTGCACCGAACGTCATTATTGACCTAGGAACAGATCAGAACAATAGCCTTGAAGCTCTTACGATTGATACCAGCGCATTAAATAACTTTGCTAATAACTACGGTCTATTAAAGTCACAAATCCTTAACCTGGCATCTTCACCTGACACATCTATTAGCGCGACTGTAGGTAATCCCGGCTTTAGTAAGACTAGTCGTGGTGTTGAACAACAGCAAGCAAACGTATCAGTAGACGATAACTACCTTCGTAAGCAGTTTGAAACATGGTTTGAACGATGGAGTGAGACAGCAATTAATCTTTACTTCGCTGAACGAACCGGAATTGAAGAACTACAAGTCGATAACGATACTGCACAAGCCTTGCGAAAGATTGATCCTGCTTTGGTAGGGCCAAACAACCTAGTTGAGATCGACTACGACACAGCAACAGAAGCACTTCGATTTGAGGTTGATGCCTCTACCTCAAACATGAAGAACGACGCGCAGCAATTAGAGGCACTTGATGGCGTATTAGAACGAATTGAATCATCTCCACTACTACAGGGCATTATTCCTCCTAAAAAGATTGTAGGTATTTACAACTCAATCATAGCGGCTTCAGCGGTAGAGAATCCTGAAGAACTAGCCGTATCTGATGAGGAGTTTGAGCAGCAACAGCAAATGGCCGAACAAGCAGCAATGGCCGAACAGGAAATGATGGCACAAGCTATGACTCCACCTAAAGCCGTACAGCCTGAAGTTTCGGTCCAGCCTGAAGGTCAACCGCAACAGCCTGACATGGACGATCTAGCTTTCATATCGGCATTACAAGACATGGGGTACTCAGATGAAAAGATTCAACAGGCACTCGCTATGGATCAAATGGGCTACTCGGAAGAAGAAATAGTCGCAGTACTGGAGGCAACAAATGAGTGATGTAAATGAAATGGGTAACTCTGAGACTTCTTACTTCATTCCCGATGAACCAGAAGAACAGGTCAAAGAACGTCGAGCTGAGAAGGCCAAGGTCCTAGCAGCTAGAGAATTAATCCTCGAAATGATAGAGCGAATGACTAAAAGAGTAGAGTTCTACGACTCAATCAATTCCGTACCAGCAGCACGACGTAAAGACGACTATACCTTCCGATTCACACTCGATTCAAACGCAAACACTAAAGCAAACCTAGAAGCAGAACTAACGTACCTTACTGATCTTAAAGACCAATACCTGTAGAGATGGTTTGGTCCGGAGCCACCAAAAACCAAAAAAGTGGCTCTAGAGGAAATCATCTCACCGATTCCCGACTCGTCAACGTACAAGACGTAAAAGTTAAAGGAGATCTATGTCTACACAAGACACACCTGCCGTAAATGATCCGGTGGTGACACAGGACACCACTCCAACTGATTCGGCACCAGTTGAAACAAAACAAACACCTGAAAAGGCTGATCCATTACTGGAAACCCTACAGTCTGACGACGATAGGCCAGTGATAGAAAAGGAAACAACGGAAAAACCTGACGATATGGATGATGCACCGAAAGGTGATGATCCTAAAGCGACAGAGGGAACCCAAGATACAGAAGAACAGCCAAAAGAAGGCGAAGATAAGCCACTTAGTCCCAAGAGCGAGAATCGTTTCCAGAAACTCGCGAATGTGAACAAAGAGCTTACCAGTGAGAATAAAGAACTCAAAGCCGAGATAGAGAGACTTAACAACGAAGTTTACAAGCCTCAGACCGAACAGGAGCTTATTGATGAGGGTCTTTCCCCAGAGATGGCAGAAGTTCGAGCTTTAAAGCAAAGCATGGAGCTTAGAGATTTCAATGCTCGTGTCTACGAAACACAAGTGTCATTGAGTAACGAAGCGGCCGAAGTTATCAATAACTACGACATCTTCAACCCAGACAGTGAAAGTTTCGAGCCTGAAATAGCTGCACAAGCAGCAGAAGCCCTTAGCCGTTCGTTGATCCGTGACCCAAACACAGAACAACGTGACCAAAATGGCAACCCTATTCCGGGTACAGGACAAATTATCGGTTATAACGTTTCGCCTTTACAAATTTACAAACCCATCGCAGACGCTTATGAGAAAGCCAAGGCAGCGGGTCAAATAAAAGGCCAAAAAGCAACAGATCAAATGTTGTCTAACGTGGATGCACCCTCCAGTGTCCCACCTAGAGAAACCAAAAAAGACCCCTTATTGGAAGCACTCAAGTCTGACGACTAAAACGATAAGGAAAATACAAAATGGCACAGTATTACGCAGCATCACACCTTAAGGTGCTAGATGAGCGATTCTACACAGAGAGTAAGACTGACATTATCGTTAACAAGGGCATACGTCTTGACTTTAACGGTAAAAACTCAGTAACCATCTACAACGTCAACACTGTAGCTGAGGGCGACTACGTTCGAGAAGGTAGTAACCGATTCGGCGCGTTAGTTGAACTTGGAACTGGTGAGCAAACATTCACACTCTCACAAGATAAAAGCTTCACCTTCACTGTTGACCGAGGAAACTTGGAAGATAGCATGATGGTTCAGGAAGCTGCAAAAGCAGTTAAACGACAAGTTCGTGAAGTTTCAGTTCCCGCAACTGACATCTACCGACTTAGCGTTCTTACCAGCTATGCAATTACAAACACGCAAGGCGTTGTCGCAGGAACAGCTGTAGCAGCTAACACAGCTTATCAGTTGATCCTAGCACAGCAAGCTGCACTAGATGACGCAGAAGTTCCAGAGGATGGTCGCGTATGTTTCGTAACCCCTTCTGTTTACAACCTCTTAAAGCGTGATCCAGAGTTCCAGAAAGATTGTGACACTTCGATGCGTGACCTTAAAAAGGGAATCATCGGACAAGTAGACGGCCTAACGATTGTTAAGTGTCCTACTAGCTACTACGTCACTAACTTCCAATTCATGATCGTACACGAAGATCTGTTGATCTCACCTACCAAATTCAACTCAGTTCGTATTCTTGACGAAGTTCAAGGTATTGACGGTTGGGTAGCTGAAGGTCGCCGATACTACGACGCTTTCATCCCAAGCCAGAAGGCTGAAGCAGTACGTGTTTACACCAAATCTTAATAGTTAAAGGAGATTTACTTTGGGTACATCATCTGAAAGTACAACTAACAGTCATATGAAGAACCGCGCCGGACTATACCGTCACCCCGACACTGGTGCAGAGGTTTTCGTAAAACGACACCCTAAACTCGGATCTGCTATGGCAGACGGAGTAGTGGCACAAGGCTATGTTTGGGTTAGCGATAAGCAACCTAAAGAACTAGCTCGGTCTAAATACTACGTCCCTGTAGACGACTTCGGAGAGCCAATCGAAGAAGTTGCCGAGGAAGAAACAAACACTCAAGAAACTCAGGTCGAACAAACCGAAGATAAAGACCCTAAAACTACATCAAAAACTAAATAGAGAAAGAGGAAAATAAATGGCAAACCCAGCATTTTCAACTCGTTATCGTCTCCCTGATGGTCGTTACGCAATCAACGTTACTGAAAACAAGACCCTCGCTGCTGAAGATAGCGGATTAGTCCAAAACGTAACAGTAGCTAGTGTTGTTGTTACGCTACCGGCTACAGCAACTCAAGGCTCATGGACTATTCGTGACGGCGGTATCGCTGAAACTAGTGG